CATAAATGCCGCCCTTTTCTATACTCGAAAGTATTGTTATTGCTTACGCAAAACGTAGGTTCGCTGATGTTACAGCAACTTTACCTAGATAGTCCGCTGCATTACCAAGAGATGATGCAGTGTTTGTTAACTCTACATAACCATATCTTGTCATGAACGAAACTACTGGTTCAAATGTTGCTGGATCAAGAACCACACCGCTTGACATTAAAGGAATGTATGGGCAGTAAAACGCTGCTGCGTCTGATTCGCTTGAACCTTTGTAACCAATTAACACGTTGTCGTCTGTAGCATAACCGTTTACATAGACCTTCATCGCACTGTTTAAAGTTCCTACAAACTTAGTGTTTGTTGGTGCTTCAAATGTGCCTTCAGTTGTTCTTGCGAACGCTGAAGTTGTAGCAGATTGTAACAGAGTTAATACTGTTGGTGAAACAACAGCCCAGTTACCTGCGCCACGACGTGTTCTTTGTGCAATCAAGTTAGATACTCTGTTGATCTGAACTGCTAATGCAGCATGTTCGTCACCAACAAAAGTAGCAGTTCCTGATACTGCACCTTGGTCGTATGTTAATGCGGCTGTGCCAGCCAATGTTGAAAGTGAAGTAATAACTTCTTGATCAATCTCAGCAGTGATCTCTTGTGCAAGAGCTGCCATGATTTCTGCTTCAACATCAATACCTTGCTGTGCTTGTGCATCCTGAGCAGCCTCAAAAGTCCAGCGAGCTGATAACTTACGAGTTTTGGCTTCAACAGTTTGCTTCAAGATTTGAATCGACAATCTGTTTCCAGCCACACCTTCTAGTGATGCAGTAGAACCAGCTTTGATGTCATCTTTTCCTGAATAACCTTCAGCAATTTTGAATGGCGATAGTGCCTCTTCACCTGCTACAGCACTTGTGCCAGAGCTTGAAGTGAAGTCGTCGGCATATCTTACACGTAATGTGTGGATTTGTCCGACTGGACCAGTCATTGGTTGAACACCAACTAGTTCATTTGCGATGACAGTTGGCATTACACGTCTGATTACTGGTAAAATGACGCGGTTTAGTGTTGCAACGTTGCCGGCAGAAGTTGCGCCTGCTGTAGCACTCTCTGACAAATACTTACGGGTATTTTCGAGAGTTGACGCCATAACAGAACGCTTGTTGCCTTGGAGCCCTTCAAGAAGAGCGTCTTTGGTTTCTGACCAGCGTGACTCTAATAGTTGTGACATTGTTTGTTCTCCTTAAACTTTTAGTCCCGCAAGTCTGCGGATGTCAAAAATCTCAGCGGTTTTGGTCTCACCCCCGCCGATTTGTGCCTGTGTATTTTTATCGCCTGTAACTTCTTTGCCTTCCGTCAACGCTACCTTCTCTTTCTTAGGCATATTACCTTCCATCACTGGACCAATATACTTGTCAAAGGCTGCGTGTAATTTATTAGTCTGAACAGATTCTAAAAGTTCGCCCATTACTTCACGCTTGTCTTTAGAAAGAGGTGATAACAATTCGCTCATCACTTCCTTTCTTGCAGATGCGTCTTTCATCTGAGCTATTTCAGATTCTTTGCTTTCAACTAGTTTCTCTGCATCAGCAATTTTTGCTGCTGCTTCTTTAACTGCATCTTCTTTCTGTTTTACAACTTTAAGAAGTTTTGCTGTCTCAGATTTTTCATTGAGATGACTTGTTGCGTATTCGCTTGCAAAACTTTCAAAAATTCTGCGACCAAAGTCGTTTTTGCGAGCTGCTTCAATATCTTCTCTTAATTGTGTCATCTCAGATTTAATACCTCTCGATACTGTTTCTTCGATAACCCTTGCTGATTTATTAATAAAGTCTTTCTTAACAGTTTCAAATTTAGCCTTGCTATCTCTAACAAGTTTAACTTTTGTTTCTGCTAAGTCTTTCTTATCAACATGGAACTCTGCGATTTCTTTCGCTAACGAGTTAACAATAAAAGATTCAAGTTTAGCAACATTGTTCGCAACACTCTTACGATCTTCACGAAGTTCTGCTAGTTCTTTTTTCAAGTTGTTAAGAACAAAAGATTCCATTGCAGCGGAATCTTTTTTCATTTTCTTAGCATACTTAGCTCTAGCCTCAATAAGTCCTTGGCGGTCTTCAGCAAACTCAGATAGTTCGGCTTGAATTCTGTCAGCCAACATCTTTTCGACTGCTTCTACCATTGCGGCCTTATCATGTTCATACTTCTGTGCAAATTCTTCACGTAATTGTGTAGATACTTGATCACGGTTTTCTTGAACGGTTTGTTCCCAAGCGGATTCAATCTCCGACTTGACGTCTTCGGAAATCACGTTATTTTCAAACAACTGTTTTACAAAATCTAGCATTGTGATTCTCCTAATGATTTAGACCTTGAATGATTTTCTTCAAGCTCTCTGCTATGTATCGTTGTGCCTGTGGATCGCCTTTAACTTCTTGTGCTACTTTAAATGCCTGGTATCCACCTTGTGTGTTCATAAGGTGTTCATAAACTGGTGTTGGATAGGCGCCTGGCGCACTTGGTTGTGCAACAACATCAACAGTAATGATTTCAAAACCGTTAACATTGCCTTCGCCGTCTACTTCGCCTGATCCTCGGCTGGATACGCCTAATTTAACTCCCGACTCCAACATGGTCGTAACTAATTGACCCATTGGAGTTGGAAGCATTTTAAGTTTTCCGTAGCCGTTAGGACCGTCCATCCACATCTTTGTAATCATGTGAGATACACGGTCGAGGTTTATACGTAAATCTTGAGGATGATCAACTTCACCTAGCACTGAATATCCACCAGAGATTTGTTCGTTGAGCGTAGTAACAGCCCTGTCAATCTCCTTAGAAGAATAAATGCGTTGATTGGCATTGCGTATATCACCCTGGATACAAATACCACTTAGGTGTAACGTTTTACCATTCTCGCCTTCATCACGCTCTAGGACAATCTTAGCCTGATCGAAACTCAAATGTTCTGCTAGTGTAGTTTTCAACCTATACTCCTCTATTATCTACGACCACGGAAAAGTGATTGCTTGTTATCTGCCTGTTCCTTTGCACCTGCTTTTTCAGCACCGTGTCCTTTTTCATTGGACATTTTAGTTGCATTCTTTGAACCTGGAACATTGACATTACCAGCATTGTCTTCTTTAGCGTTGATATCTGCTAAACCACCGTCATTTTTTTCATTTGACTCACCGCCTTTTGCGATGTTAGCAGTAGTTCCGCCCATATCATTCTTCATGTTGTCAACAACTGACTTTTTGTTGTCTGCAGATTCTGCGCCGCCTTTTTTCTCAGCACCGTGTCCACCTGCTACTTTTTCAACATACTCGCGCATTGTTGCTAATTCAGCGTCGCCTTCTGGGTCTGCAGATGCTTCTGGAGCAAAAGTTTCTTCTTCTTTTTCTGCGTCCATATCCATCTCATCGCCTTCTTCGCCGCCTTTGATTTCGTCGAATTTTGCTTGAAGTTCGTCAACAATTGAATCTAAATCCTGGAATAACTCTTCTGGCTCTTTTTCGCCATCTTCGTCATCGCCTGTAACGTCTGCTTCTAGGTCGTCTGTAGCGTCACCGCCCATAGCGTCCATATCGCCTTCGTCGTCGCCTTCGATAGCAACATCTTCAAATTCTTCGTCAACTTGATCATCGTCATCTTTAGACGCTTCATCTACTTTATCTTCTTCTGCATCGTCATCTTTAGACGCTTCATCAACTTCTTTGTCATCAGCATCTTCATCTTTAGATGCTTCGTCAACTTCCTCATCTTTTAATTCTTCTTCGATAAGGTTTTCGTAAACTTCGCGTGATTTTTCAACCACATATTCGTGGAATAACTCTTCTGCTTTTGCAGAATCGTCATTTACCAAATGCTCAAGCATTTGTTCTAATTTAGTTTTGTCTGCCATGTGTATTCTCCTTTTTTAAGATATAAGGCTGTTTCGTATTGTATTTACATTTTACTTTTAAAAACCGGGTTAAATGGTAGTTTTTTGAATCATTTTGTCTTGATATATAGTGCCTTCAAAGGTTTTTTCAAAATCTTGGTATGATATATGCCGTAAATTGGGATATTGTGGACCTAATTTATCGGGTATAAATGCACCAGAATCAATAACTCTATAGAATTTTGTATGAACAAACTCTTTAATTACTTTTTCTGTCTGTGATAACCAATTACCAAAAAACGTAGCAGAATCTGTGCTTTTTTTGTAATTATGTGTATCTGCATATATGTTATTAAACTTACCGTTTAGTCCGTGGTAATCAAAACCGTGTATGTATATTTCTTTATGTCCGTTTGATGCTGCAAACCATAGTGCTGTAGGACCACTTGACCATCCCTTGTGAGGATTAAAAAAATTTATTCTTTCCTTATTTTTAATTCCCTTATTAGGATTAGTCCAAACGCTACCTTTTTGAGCATACCCGGAATCAATAAGTTCGTTCACCATCTTTACATCAACAGCAACTAGATAGTGAGGATCAAACTCTCTATACTGTGCATTACAACCGTATACTGTTCCGATTGATAATAAAGATTCTACATTCAAGCATAATCGGCTCTTGCCATTACCAAGAACAAATGCTAAATCGGTTAGTTTAGTGGGAGTATGTCTATTCTTCTTGCTCAACTGGAGTTCCATACATTTGCTTTATGAAAGCCAGTTCAGATTGTTTTTCTGCTTCGTGGGCTTCGGCTTGCAATCTTAAATGATTGATTTGTCGTAGAGTTAATTTTATTTTACGTGTGTCGGATGTTTGTAACACAGACTGATCATTACTGTTATCGTATCTACGATCAACAGCAAAATCATTCACATCGTCATTAAAATATAAAAATTCTCTTAGAAGCATGTTTGTATTTATTACTGTGCGGGAGTTTCTGCTCCTACGTCAGCACCTCCTGCGTCTGGCTGTTCTGCTGCCGCAGCCATGTCATCAGGTGCTTCTGCTGTTTGAGCAGCAGCATCATCTGCGATGCCACCTGGTGTAATGCCTGCGTTTCTCAACTCGCCTGCTGCATCAGTTGGCGGTTGTAAGTTAGAACCGTTTTCTTCCATCCAAAGACGTTCGTTCTCGGCAATTTCTTCTTGTGATAAACCTAAATATCGTTTCATAGCAAAACGTTTGCTTAGATATGGAACCTGTTGTAGTGTTCCGTAAATATTTGCTCTTGTTGTATCAAGTTCAGCCTGTCTGTATGCTGCAAAGTTTTGTGGTGGATTAAATTTAAGTTCGAATAAGCTCGAATCAATATTATATCCATTTGTTGTTAACCAAAATTTAAATTCATGATCAAAAGACTCAACGATGTTTGCCTGTAATCTTTCGCAATATTTGTTAAATCGTAATTCTTGAATATATGCTGTTCCAACCTTTCCGTCGGATACTGTGTTAGCCTGTTCATCAATCGAAGTTGGCAAATAAGATGCCGGAATTCTCAAAGCACGGAATAGTTTATTAGTAAAATATTTTAGATCCGTAATCTCGCCTAGGTTAGTTCCGCCTGGTAGTGTTTCAACTTTTGATCCTCTGCCTTCTGCTGTTTGCGGAAAGAAGTAGTCTTCGTTTGTTGAAAGAGGATTATATGAAGCATCTACAACACTTGTTCCGCCGCCAGTTGAGCTAGGAATACGTCTTTGCTGTATTTCATTCTTAACTTTTTCAACAAAGGTCATTGCCATATGTGCCGGCATATTACCTACGTCAACGTAAAAGATTCTTCTTTCTGGAGCACGTTGAATTCTATAAA